GGAATGCGTAAGGCTGGCAACTTAGTTGCAGGCCACCCAGGACATCCTAAAGACTTAAACGGCTTTACCTACATCTGTGGCCTAGACCCTGCAATGATTGGTGATACTGCCGCTATCTGCTACGCCATTGACCGGTCAACGAGCAAGAGGTACATAGTAGATGCTATTAAAATTAGCCGTCCGTCTCCAGCCGATATCCGTAATCTTATTTTTGATTGGACAGCAATCTACTCACCGTCAGAGTGGATCATCGAAAAGAACGCCTTCCAGTCCTTCTTAACGCAGGACGAAGGCATCCGTATGCACCTAGCCTCACGAGGCGTGCAGTTCAAGGAACACCATACTGGCTCTAATAAATGGGATGCCGGCTTCGGTGTGGCATCTATGGCTACCCTCTTTGGTACTAAGCAGTTTGATGGTAAGCACCATCGAGATAACTTAATACACCTACCTAGCGATCAGACAGAGAACATCAAGGCTCTGATAGAGCAGTTAATTACCTGGACTCCAACGACTAAGGGTAAGACCGATATGGTGATGGCTCTGTGGTTCTGTGAGATTAGAGCACGTGAGATGCTCAACTACGGACAGTATGCCACCCACCATATGAAGAATCCATTCCTATCTCGCCACGAGATGGGCAAGCGAACAGTTATCAACCTTGAAGAAGCGTTCGCAGAACAAAACAAAATCAGAGTAATTTAGGAGATAACATTGTTATCAGTCAAAGAAGTTGACGCGAAACTATCGCGGCTACGCACACGGTCAGCGTCCCGCGACCAGCGTATGCGCGACGTGCTTTCAGTACGTCAAGGAGATATCTCAAAGGTATTTCCATCTATGTTCTCCGAGGACTATCCTAAGCCTCTCGTTGCCAACTTCATTGACGTAGCAGCACGTGACCTAGCAGAAGCAATGGCACCACTGCCATCCTTTAACTGCTCAGCAACTAATATGGTTTCAGATACTGCCCGCAAAGCCGCAGATACTCGTACTCGTATTGCAAACTTCTATGTTTCAAACTCTGACCTACAGCTTCAGATGTACACAGCAGCCGATTGGTATAACACCTACGGTATGTCTGTTGGTATGGTTGAGATGGATTATGACGATAACAACCCACGTATCCGTATGCTTAACCCATTTGGTGTATACCCAGAGCTAGACCGATACGGAAGAACCCTATCTGTCACACAGGTTATTGTTACTGATGCAGAGTCCCTTGCTTCACAGTACCCAGAGTTTTATGAGCAAATCCTTGGACGCAATCAATATCAGTTGTCTTCACCGTATGTATCAATGGTGCGATACCACGATAAGGATCAGGACCTACTCTACTTACCAGAGCGTAAGAACTTAGTTCTATCCTCAACACCTAACATTCTTGGTAAGTGTATGGCACGTACCGTGATGCGCTCATCGCTAGATGGAGAAGCACGCGGTCAGTTTGATGATGTACTTTCAGTACAACTCGCTCGTGCTCGCTTTGCTATCTTGCAGATTCAAGCTGCTGAGAAATCTATCCAAGCACCTATTGCTATTCCACAAGATGTGCAAGAACTAGCCCTTGGTCCAGATGCAATTATGCGTTCTGCTAATCCACAAGGTATTCGTCGCGTACCACTAGAACTACCTGCTGGAGTCTTTACAGAGTCCGGCGTACTAGAACGTGAACTACGTCTTGGTGCTCGTTACCCAGAATCTCGTTCAGGCAACATTGACGCATCAGTAGTTACTGGTCGTGGTGTGCAAGCGCTACAGGCTGGTTTTGATACACAGATTAAGGCAGCACAAGCACAGTTTGCTCGACTATTTACAGAGCTTGCATCCCTATGCTTTGAAGCAGATGAGAAAGTATTTGGCGGTATTCCTAAAACTATTAAGGGAACCGACGATGGAACACCATATGTACTTAAGTACATCCCATCACGCGACATTAAGGGTGAATACGGCGTAGATGTCCGTTACGGCATTATGTCTGGTATGGATCCTAACCGTGCCATCATCGCTTTACTACAAATGCGTTCAGATAAACTCGTCTCACGTGACTATGTACGTCGTGAGATTCCAATGGACCTTAACGTTACACAAGAGGAACAACGTGTTGATATTGAAGAAATGCGCGACTCTTTGCGCGTTGCTGTTGCTCAGTATGCTCAGGCGATACCGGCTCTCGCGGCGCAGGGCCAAGACCCTTCAGAGATTATCGGGCGTATCGCATCTGTTATCCAAGGTCGCCAAAAGGGACAAGCACTAGAGAACGTAATCGAAAAAGCATTTGCACCAGAACCAGCACCAACCCCAGAGATGCCACCTATGGCACCAGGTATGGAGCAACAGATTCCAGCAGCAGGTGTGGCCCCCGCTCCTGCCTCGCAGCAACCTCCACAAGAACAAGCTGGTACGGCCCCTGCTGCTGGTCAACGTCCAGACATAGCACAACTACTAGCCGGTATTACCGGCGCAGCTTAAGTGAGGGAGGTGTAAATATGAACAAAGGATCACGCGCAGCCGCACCAATGGCAAAGCCAAAGGAAGGCAAGATGGATACCTCTAAGCCAGCAGGCGGTAAGGTGTTTTTCGGAATGATGGCTAAGGGCCGTCCAGGCAAGAAGACTAAAAAGGGTTAATAGATTTAGTGGGAGGCGTATAGGACAATGGACAATAATAAAGTTCGTCGTCCTGTACGTTCTTCTGATTTTGTAGTAGTACTTGCAGAAACTGCATATAACTTATCGCAGGTTGCATCAGGATTTTTTGAATCATTATATGAATTAAGCGTTTACAACGCTAACCACAAAACTGAAACTAATCAGGCGTGGGAGCGGATGGCGCAAGACTTAGAAACTTTAGAGGAGGACCGATGACAACAGCCCCAATGAATCCATTGGCTGGCCCTGCAGGTCCGGGAATGTACTCCACACGTACAGATAACCTTGATATGGGTTCAATCGCATATGGCGAAGGTAAAGAAACAGCGGCTATTAAGTCCGGCGCTCCGCTTGCTAAGACTGGTGATGTAAAAGGTATGCCAGCATCTGAAGTACGTGCAGCAGCAGAACAACCAACAGAATTGTTTGCAACTTCAGATGAAATGCGACCAATTACTGCAGGCTTAGATCGCGGTGATGGTCCTGGTTCAGAAGCATTGATGATGCAGAAATCAGTTACAAAGACTTCAGATACTTTAGCAAAGATGTTACCTTTTGATACAGATGGCTCTATTGCTATCTTGTATTCTGAGGCTGTTGCGCGAGGTGATTAGTGCCTGATAATCTAAAAGCAGCAGCTGCTGCTGCGGGTTTAAGCGCTCAAGAAAAAAAAGAAATGGAAGCGTTATCTCAAACGCTTGCAGTTCATAGAGAACTTTCAAACCTCCCGCAAAAAACTGCAGAACAAGCATATGCTTCTAAGACACCTCAACAGCAGGAAGCTCTTAAGCGTGTAGCTGGAACAGAAAATCCTGCTGCTAAACCACAACGTGGGTTCTTTGGATCTGCGTGGCACTATACAGGTGGAGCGCTTTTACAGGGTCTTACAGAAGTTTCAGATTTTACAACTCGTGCTTATCGTACTGGTGCTATCTCTATTTTAGAAAGTAAAAATCTTGCAGATGCTTGGACTCGTGCAAACGATAAAGGCGATAAAGTATTTAATCCAGGTCGTATTGAAAAAGCCGTATCTAAGTTTGGTCAAGACCGTATAAATGTAGCAATGCGTGTTGCAGCTGGGGAAAAACTCAGTGCTATTGCATCATCTGGAACTGATACAGAACGCGCAGTTGCAGCACTTGCTGCACAGAATAAAGATGATTTATTTCAAGATGCACTAGATGCAACGCAGGCAGCTAAGTACTCACCTGGTCGTCAAGTTGCAAATCTTATTACACCAGAATCAGTAGAAGGTTCAGGTTTTTTCTATCGTTCAGTATCAGGTGCATTTGATGCAGCATATAGAGTGCTTGCAGATCCATTACTTATTGCTGGTAAAGTAAAGCGTGCAGTTGATATTTCTCGCTATTCACTCGATGTAGTTATCGGTGGCGGCAAGGTTGATGACGTATTTGCTAAACCGCAAGTACAAAATTTTTGGAATCAGTATGGCGCAGAACTTGCTACTTATAAAAAAGCGGTTGAAGAAGGCGCTACTAAATCAGCAGTTGATGCTAAAAACCGTCTTCGTGTATTAGCGCCAGAGTTTGGTGATCCAGTAATCAAATCATTTATTGACATTGAAATGCCTATTACAAATGCTGCTACTGCTAAGGCTTTCTTTAAGAATGCTGACCAAGTAACAGAAATGATGAAAGGCCAAATTGGTCGCAAGCGCGTAATGATTCCACGTATGGATGTGTTGCGTCAAGCCCGTGTCAATACAGTAACTACAGCAAATCGTATCTTTGATATGGATAGAATCGGCCCACGTTTTGTTGATGACCTTTACTTTGCAGGTGCTGCAACTGATGACGGTATTGCTAAAGCAATTATTGATGGCAAAGAAACTATTGTTACTAATGTTAAGGCTCAAGCCAATGCTAGAAAAACAGCACGTTTTTCAATGGCTCAAGTTCAATATCGAATTGACCGATTTAAGGCTAAGGGTAGTTTGGTTCCTTTCTTTGAAGATAGCCTATTTGATGTTACATCAGCAGATGGAGCTGAAAAGGTTTATCGCTACGCACGCCTAGTATTGCCACAGAGTGACTCAAAACTTATTGCACAAGCATTTGATAATGCTGAAGTTGGACGTAAGAAAGAAATTTTCTACGGACTACAATCTACCATTGCAGATATTCGTGGACTTAATGTAACCAAAGAAGGCAAAGTAATTTCTGATCCTTTGCGTATGGGTCCTAATAAAGTATTTGCTTCAACAGTTGATGGATATAATCCAGCTGCTCTACCAGACGGTGAGCAAGTTGGTCTTATCTTATCTGACCTTTCAGACTATGTAACTACTCTTAGCGTACGTGACATTGACAGAGCAGCAGCACGTTCTGGAATTATCCAGCGTGTGTTTGGACTAGCACATTCTAACTGGGTAGAGAAGATGACTACAGGTTGGTCATTCCTTACCTTGGCAGGTCCTCGTTATGCTATCCGTAACGCAACAGAAGATTTAATGGTTCACCTTGCTATTGGTGAGTCACCATTTGGCTTGGTAAAAGCTCGTGCCTTATCTACTCGTCTGCGTACAGCACGTCAGATGGAAAAGGGTCTAACAGATTTTGATAAGATAGCAGCTAATCCACTAGGTGGAGTTATGCGCTTTGTTAATAGAAAAGAATCTAAGCGCTACGGTGCTGAGATTGAAGCAGCAAATGGTGATATTAAATTAATCCGTGAGATTACTGCCCGTGCATTAAATGAAGGCAAACTCAGTCGTTTCTATGAGAAGACCGGACTTGGTAGATTTACTGATGCTGATCGTCTTGCACTTGCCGACCAGATTAAATATGGCGATTTAGACAATGCCCTTATGGATGTTGTCGAAGGTGGAAAGAATGCTTTCACTGGACTTGATTCATATACACGTACTGTTAACTTTACACGTAAGAACAAAGTACGTACTGCAGAATTATCATATGACCTTGAAAAAGGCAGAGTAGCACTTGGCAGAGGCAAGGGTGGCTACAAGCAAATGGCACCTCTTGCAGATGAAGCATCTCAAGTTGCCTGGATTATGCGTATTGGTTATTACTCAAACGATAAACTTGGACGCATTGCAGTTGCTAATCTTGCAGATGATGCACTTGGTGAAACTCAAGCTATCGCAAAGATTTCAACGTGGCTTAATGATCCGAAAAATGCTAAGTTAGTATCAGCATTTCGTATGGAAGAACGTGGAATTTCTACAGATGACCACGCTAAACGCATCTATGATGCAGCAAAGCAACTGTTCGTTAAAAAAGATGGCAAGATTAACCAAGAACTTCTTGGCAAGGTTCGTGCCTTCGACGATGTTGCTGGTGAATATCGCATCACCGGTAAACTCGGCCTTGACGATTTGCCTAAATCAGAATTAGATGTACCAACATACATTGTTGGACCACAGTTAGTACCTATCACCGATACTGGAAACTATGCCTCATCCTTTATGGAGTGGGGTTGGGACTGGCTAGGTAACGCTAACGCACGTTTCTCACGCGAGCCTATGGTTCTATCTGAAATGATTAAGATTCGCAAAGATTTTAAGAGCACTGGATTTGAAGATGCTTTCATTGCAGCACATACAAAAGGTATTACTGCACCTAAAGCTCTAGAACGTGCTACAGAAAATGCTCGCTATAAGTTGGCAGAGATTGCAGAAGACAGAGCACGCTTACAAACACTTGCTTATGTTGATAACCCTGCAGTGCAAAGCCAGTTAGCATTTGGTATTCGCAACTTTGCACGTTTCTATCGTGCCACTGAAGACTTCTATCGTCGTGTTTACCGTGTTGTACGCTACAACCCAGAGTCAATCGTCAAAGCAAGCCTTACTTATGAAGGTATAACCCACTCAGGTTGGGTTCAGTACGATGATCAAGGTGAGCCATACTTCCTATACCCAGGAACACAGTATGTTTACAGGGCAGTTCAGGCAACTATGCAGGCACTTGGCGTACCAGCAGAGTTTAAGGTTCCATTCCCTGTAGAATTTGGCGCTAAGTTGAAGATGATTACACCTTCTCTTAATCCTGAGTCTGCTATTCCTACACTTGCCGGTCCATTATCTGGATTCTCAGTAAAAATTGCAGCAAACCTAGTTAATATTTTTAATCCAGGTGCAGCAGACCGTATGACAACTACACTTCTTGGTAAATATGCAGAAGATCAACCGATGGTTTCAGCATTCTTACCAGCACACGTTAACCGTATCTATTCAGCAATGAATAAAGATGAGCGTGACGGTCAGTACGCATCAGCAATGCGTAAGGCTATGACTTATCTTGAGGCATCCGGTCACGGACTTCAACAGAAATATGAAATGGTTAATGGTGAGAAAGTCCCAGTACCGTTTAGTGCATCTGAATTAGAAAAATATAGATTGCAACTTAAGAATACAACAATGAGCATTTTAGGAATGCGTGTTGTATATGGATTTACAGCACCTGCTACAGCACAAGTATTACTAAAGTCTGAAATGGCTGACTGGGTACGCGATAATGGTGAAGCATCATTTAAGCAGACTTGGTATGGAATACTAGACAAAGCCGGTGATTATGACAAGGCTATGGCTGAGTGGGTTAAGCGTTATCCAGATCAAATGCCATTTACTATTTCAGAGTCAGACCGTTCAACTGTTGCATACTTCCGTTATGCAAAAGAATCTGGTGACTTCGTAGATACAAACGAGAAGTTATTTAAGGATTACCCACAGGGTGCAGCATTCCTTATACCTCACAAGGGTGGATATTCTTGGGATGCTTATAAGACTATGACAGATATGGGTCTGCGCCAGAATAAGCGCGTTGAAGACTTCTTGCGTGAGGTACAGACTGCATCCGATATGCAGGCTTACTACGGAAAGAAAGCTGAATACGAAACAAATCTTGAGGCTGTAGGCACAGACTTTGAGCGCTCACAACTTCGTAAAGAATTTACAGACTGGGCAACTATCTTTAAGGCAGGACGTCCATTAGTTCAAGAAGAACTTGCACAAGGTGGCAAGAAGGCTATTGAGCGTATGAAATCACTTAATGACCTTGAAAAGATGCTTAGCGAGAAGTCAGCATTTGCAGCTTCTCCAAAGGTTGCAGGAAAATTACGCGATATGCTAAAACTTTATAATGATTACAAGACAACAAAGGATCAACTAGATAACTTTGGTGGCAGTCAATTCCTTTCAAATATGAACAAAGAAGAAACAATTATAAAGATGCGTGAACTTGCAACATACAATCAAAATACACAGAGTGCATACGATGTACTCTTTGGTAGATTACTAGGAGACTAAATGGCTGGCGTAGGAACAAGCAAAGGCATAGCCAAGGTAAAGTCTGCAGTAGAAACCACAGCAGACGGTAGCCCAACAGTAACTTCTTTAACAGAATATACAGAATTCAAAAAGGCTATTGCTGCAAATCCTGTTTTAATAAGCGGATATTCTAAGTTACTCAAATCTGCAGGTTATTATAAGGGTGCTATTACAACTAAGTACACACCTGCATTTCAAAAAGCCTTAGATAAGGCTGAAGAAGCACGCCTTTCCATTTCAGCAATCCGACCAATTGGTCGAGATGATTTTCTTAAAGAAAGCATTGGCCTTGGTAATGGGGATGGTACTGGTAAAGCAAGAACTATAACTCAGACTTATCTCGCTAATGATACTGATATTGATGCACTTGTTACAAAGTTGTACCAAAAACTTACTGGATTTGGACCTACAACAAAAGAACTTACTGATGCTAGAAAAGATATTCAACGTGCTGAAAAGGCAAATCCTACTGTACAGAAGTATGACGCATCTGGGAACCTAGTGCAAACAGGTGGCATCAACGAAGAACAATTCATAACAGAAAAGATTTCGCAGACTGGCGCAGCTGAAAAGACTCGTGCTCAGACTGCTAACGAACTAATGCTTAGAGAACTTGGAGGGTTACAATAATGCCAGTTCTTGGAACATTGCCAAACGATAAGAAAAAACTCATTGGTCTTTACATAAATGAAAACGCAAAATACCAAACAAACCTAAGCCGACTAGACCTATTTAAAACTAGAGCGCAGAATCCAAACGAATCTGTAGAAGTACGCTCTAAGTCTCTTATTGAGTACAATAAACTTAAAAAGATTGTTGATGCTAGCCGTAAGAAGTTAGAAGATCTTCAAGATAATGTTGATAAACTTGAAGGTGGTAAAAATCTTACAAAGATTCAAGAAGATTACAAAGACCTTGTTGAACAAAAAAGTTTACTTGTAGATCCTAATGATCCATTGGCAGCAGAAATTGATGCAAAGATTGAAGAGCTTGTCAAGCCATTTCAGGATGCTTATTCTAAGGTTGTTGGCACTCGTGTATCTGAAAATGTTGCACGCATAAATCTTTTAGGTAAAGAAGTTCCTTCTTTTGGAGCACCTGCTGCAGAGGGTAAAATAGCATCTCAAACTCTTGCTGTTAATCCTAAAGTAACTCCTGTTAAGCAAGCGGTTAGTGGTAATAAGGGTGTAGAAGCAGCACAGTTACCTAACCCACCAAAGGGTATTCCTACTACTCCAGCATTTGCAGGAATGACTCCAGTAAAGCCAGGCGAAACAGGATTTGTAGGACCTACTGCTCTACCTCCTGTTGATAAGGCAGCTGCTGTTTCAGACATTGCAGAAAAGTATGGATTATCTGAAGCTCTGTTTAAGAACATCCCAAGCCTAAAACTAATTTTTGAAGAGTATGTAGATCCAAAGAAAAAGATGACAGACGAAGAGTTTGTTCGTCGTATACGTGGCGATGTTTGGTACAAGCAGAACTCTAAAGCAATTAAAGAACGCTTTGTTCAATACTATAATTATAGAGATTTGCAGGAGTCTGGTCAAGCAGAAGGAACAACTCAGTACGAACAAGATATTGAAGGTATTGTGCGTTCTCTTGAAAAGCGTGCAGTTACGATTGGTTCAGCTGCAGCTTCAGATCCTATAGCGCTACGTAAGGCAGCAGAAAATATCTACCTTACTAACAAAGAAGATGACACAACTTTTATTGATGACTTTCTAGCATCGTCTATTCGTGCAGTATCAGGAACTATCGGTGGTAAAACAACCGAAGGTTATTCAGGAGCTGCACTTCAAAACTATTATGCTTTGGTAAATGCTGCTCGTGATAATGGATTCAAGGTATCTGACATTATTCCTGGTGGTTCTAACGTAGACCAAGTTCTTCAAGGTATTGCATCAGGCAAGATTGACGTTAATCGCGTTGTTGCAGATGCAAGAAAACTTGCTTCACAAGGTCAACCACAATATGTACGTGACCTATTAGCACAGGGTTATAACTTAAAACAAGTATTTCAGCCATATCGTCAGACAATGGCAAATGTTCTTGAGATTGGCGACCCAGACCAGATTGACCTTAATGATCCATTGCTTCGTAGCGCTATTACAGATAAAGGCGATATGAACGTTTATGACTTTAAGAAAGCACTTAAATCAGACAATCGTTGGCAGTACACAGAGCAGGCTAAGAAGGATGTTTCAACTGCAGCACTTAGCGTGTTGCGTGACTTTGGATTTCAGGGGTAACAATGGCTAAATTAGATGTAAGTAGAATTGGTGATTCAGTAGATTTACCACGTTCAACTCCTGGTTCTTTTCGTGCTGCAGAAGACAGGTCTAATGAAGGCGCACCTGAATATACTCCAAGTGCTTTAACTGATACTGGTGAATTTATTGAAGAACCAGCAAAGGTTGCTACAGCAACCATAGTATCAACTTACACAGATCCTACTACTGGTGATATTGTTGCTCTATACAGTGATGGAACACGTAATGTTCTATCTAAAGGAACTAAAGTATTAGAGGCGCAGAATGCTGCCAACTTAACAAATTCTGCTAATAAAGCAGAACGTCAATCTGCATATGATTTACTTTATGCTCAATTCAAACAATATGGGTTAGAGTCTTTAGTAGACCCACTTAAAGGTCTTATTATATCTGGTGCATCTCCTGCAGAATTTACTGTTAAGCTACGCGATTCAGAACCCTATCAAAAGCGTTTTGCTGCAAATAAACAACGCATAGCAAATGGATTTAAGGCTATTGATGAAGCAACATATCTAGCTCTTGAAGACAAGTATCAATCTATTATGCAAAACTATGGATTGCCAGCATCTTATTATGCCAAAGGTGATATGGGTATACAACCAGGATTTGAAAAGTTTATTGCTGGTAACGTAGACCCAGTAACACTAGAAGAACGCATTATGCAAGGCGTAAAAATTAACAAAGGATCTCAGACTTTAATAGATACAGCTAAACAATTTTATCCAAATCTTACTGATGGAGATTTCCTTGCCTATACTCTTGATCCCAAGAATGCTTTGTCTGATATCAAGCGTAAAGTAACTGCTATTGAAATTGGTGGAGCTGCTACACAATCAGGGCTTCAGACAAACGTTGCACGTGCTGAAGAACTTGGTAGGTACGGTGTTGATAAAGCAACAGCTGAGAAGGGCTATTCAACCATTGGTGCTGGACTACAGCGTGGTTCACAACTTGCTGCAATCTATCAAGAGGACCCTTATACACAGACAACAGCAGAGCAAGAAATCTTTAATATTCCTGGTGCACAAGAAGCACGTAAGGCGCGTCAGAAGATTACCGGACTTGAGAAGGCTGCCTTTGGTGGTCAGACCGGAATTACTAGCGGAGCGCTAGCAAGAGACCGCGCAGGCGGATACTAAACAGACCTGCCACTAGAACTACTGGCCTAGTGGAGCGATAATAATACCAGGAGTTAGAGCCATACCGAATCCCCATTCGAGTATGAGGCTAGCGAAATCAACTAATGATAGGGAGAAGGACATATGTCCAATTACGAGTACGAGGATGACGACGACGATTTCACAAATGATTCGTCTAATGACCTTGTAAAGCAACTACGCAAGGCTTCAAAGCAAAAGGATAAAGAACTGCAAGAGCTTCGCTCCCAGTTTGAAAACCTCAGCAAGGGCCAACGCGAACGAGCAATTAAGGATGTCCTCGCAACTCGCGGGATAAACGGCAAGATTGCTTCATTTATTCCGCAGGACATTGACCCAACTGAAGAGTCTTTGTCTAAATGGTTAGACGACTACGCCGATGTATTCGGCTTTGAGTCTAGCCAAACCCAGGCATCACCTAATGTAGATCCAGCACAAGCAGCAGCGTATAAGAGAATGACTAATACTGCAGACTCCGGCTCAGCGCCAGAACACAACGCAGATATTATGCAAAAACTTCTTAATACAAACAGCCGTGAAGAGTTGGATGAAGTCATCAGGTTGTCTGGACTCTAACATCCAATCCTAAACGAAAGGCTAGACCCAAATGGCTATCCCAACAGGTACCCCCACATCTAGCTCGACGATCAGCGCCCTAGTACAGGCCGCATACGACCAATATGTCAGAATGGCGCTTCGCTCCATTCCAGTTATGCGTTCTCTCGCTGACGTCAAGCCAGTGCAACAGGCAATGCCAGGATCATCAGTTGTATTCTCAATCTATTCAGATTTAGCACAAGCTACTTCTACATTGACAGAAACATCAGATGTATCTTCCATTGCTCTTGG